AAGATGGACAGAAGCCATCTGTATCTCTTAGAGCACTTGGTTCTTTGTTGAACGAGAATGGTAGAGCTACTGTACGTAATATGCAAATTGTTACGTATGATAGGGTATACTTCCCATCACATTCTAAGGCTTATATGACTAAGCTTGTAACCACAGAGTCTACTGGATCAGATGGTATCAAGAAGTATATCATTGACGAGGGATCTAATATGTTCTCCAAGCAGAAGGAAGTAGACTTCCTGTCTGAGCATGGAAACAGTGTAGATACTAACGACAACTTCATTGCGCCTCTTACTCAGAATGAGATCAACAACTTCATTCTCAGTGAGTCTAGCAATATCCGTTCAGTACTGAACTCTTTTGATATCTTCTATGAGTCTATGGAATATGATCCATATAACCGCACGGTTAGCATGAAGACACGTCTTGGCGATACGATTCATCTGAATCTCGAAACTGCTGTATCTCGAGAGATCATGAATGGAATCTCGGACTTATTTTAACTACATAAGTTCATAAAGGGAGTATAGCGCAGTGGCTATACTCCATATCTTTGTCTAAAAGTGAGTAGATCATCTTATAAAGGATATTTGTATCACTTAGGGAGGTTCTATACATGTTATACGTAAAGAGAGGATCAGAAGATAGCTATTCACCGACAGATCTACCAGTAAATGTATTTGCCTTTGAAGGTGCAGATGGCGCTGGTAAGACTCAGTCTATCTCTATGATAAAGAAGTGGTTAGAAGAGACCAATATCAATACAGAAGTTCATCTCTTATCCCTTCCATCTGCTAACCATGTAGAGTACAAAGCTATCAGATCCTATCTTGATATCCCAAATAAGACTAGTCATGAAAGTATGACTATGCAGTTTAAGATGCTGCTCAATATGAAAGCAGCATTCAACGATCTAACTAGAGATATCATCTATGATGACGCTAGAAGGCATATAGTGCTTATGGATAGATCTGCATTGTCTACAGTTGCTTATAGTATCTTAGAGAACAATGGCTTGAACTTAGCTCTCTATACAGAGTACTGTAGCTATCTTATGCATAACAAGTATAAAGTAAGAGTGTCAGAGATCCTGAAGTGCATGGCTGATACAATCAATATGGAAGAACTCCCATTGGATACTCCTACATCCAAGGGATATCCTATCTGGCCATATGAGCTTCTCCATTATATCTATAAGAAGTTGTTAGTTAATGAGAGATTGGATGGTAAGGCTGTATGCAACAAGTATTCTATCCATTCTGCCTATATTGTACCAGATATCACATTCATTATAGATCCAGGTACTAAGATTCTAACCTCTCATTGTGAAGCTAGAGTAAAAGAGCTAGAGGATAAGAAGTTAGATACTAATACCAAGACTAAACGCTTTATAGATACTAATGATGTGGATCTAAATAAGGTATTGTATGTAAACAAGCTGTACAATAGCCTATTCAACAGCATTGATAGCTGGTATACGACCCTTAAGAATAGCAATAGAGACAACCTCCTTCGTAAGGATATAAGACCTCTTGTAAAGATAGAATGTAAAGATGGTAGATTGGAAGAGCAAGCAATATATGATGAGATGATCAAGGATATCAAGTATTATATCTCAGACCTGCATGACTTCCAGAACGCTAAAGGGAACAGTAGACAATAAAAAAGAAAAGGAGAAAGAGGCTAATCCTCTTTCTCTATTCTCTATGCGAATACCATTCTAGGTTTATCTATGATAGATGAGATTACTACAGTTACTGGATCAGATTCTCTATCTGATGACTTCACCATATACATGTAATTGCTACACTCATCTACTGCTCTCTGTAAAGTGGTTGTTATAAGATAGATATCTTGCCATTTACCATTTCTAGTCATAGGACAAGTGTATCTCTGTCCTATAGAGGTATTGTATTCTAAGTCTACATTCTTGCAAGATCTGAATAGGCCTGATAGATCATCATTCACTATCTTATTCAGGCACATCTCTATCTTCATTCCTGGGCTTAATACACTTCTGTATACGCTCTCAGGCCAATCTGGTTTATGTGTTATAGGAGGAGAACACTTTACTGCTATATCAAAGTCTACCTCTACTAGTTCTCTCTTCAATACTTCTCTATTATTCACTATAAACTGTATGACCCAGTCTCGGTTTATATTCTCTATAGCCATCATATACTTCTTAGATGGGTTAAGATAGTCTATATATTGATCACAGTGGGATAGCTCATGAATCACTGTATTCATAATCACTGCGTTTACTTGATCATCTCTGATTGCTTTCATTCTAAGGCAATGGGTGAAGATATTGAATAGATTGATATCTATCCTAGAGAATACTTGCTGCCCTAATACAGTTCCTGTATGCATGGGATCTTTAGGTCCAAAGGTTATATTAGTTGCTCTAAAAGTAGGATTGATAACTCCATTACAAAGTATGAAAGTCCTTACAGCAAACTCAGCAAACTTACTGTATTTAGACTCCATCTCTTCTATGATCTCTTTATTAGTTCTTCTCATATATAAAGACCATCCTTTCATGTTTATAGTATGCAGTTGAATAGTGAGTTTGAATTATATACTATATAGATGAAAGGATGTGATTAGACATGGTTGAAGAGATTATGTTTGAGAAGCTTAAGAAGGATACCCTCATTTTAGAAGAAAACGCAAGAGAATTGAGTTCTCTTATAGAAGAAATTAGAGGGTTGTCACGCAATGCTGCAGCAGAGCAGGATGTTTCATATGAACTAGAGAGGTCAATCAATGTAATTGTAGATACTTTAGATCATATTGTTGGAGACAACTTGGCGCATGTTGTCATGTACGACAAGAAGTACAATGAAACAAAGCATAAGGCTGGTCTCGACAAAGACATCGAACAGCTCTGCGAATCATACAAAGATTGGACTATAGGAAAAACCTATAAAGGTTCAATCTAAAGGGAAAGGAAATAAACTGCTATTCTAAATGTGTAGCGGTTTATTTTTTGTCTCATAATCCTAGCTGGCGACATCGAATTAAAGTCGTTAGCAAAGGATGTGATATTGTATGGGAATAGTATTGCCGTCTGCTATGCAGCCAGTCAATCTAAATTCTCAATCCACACCACAGAATGTTAACCCACCAATGGTAGAGATTCCTAACTCTACTATCTATTACCATAAATCAACCACCAATAAGTCTTTCATAGAGATGAGTAACTACTTGAGGGCTATTGGTGTTAAGAACCATCGTTTTATGCTTGCTCTATTGGATCCAGATCTAGCAAAGATAGATCCACATGATCCTAACCTTAATACAGCATATAAAATGAAAGTTCTTCAAGAGTGTAGGGTTAACTTCTGGTACTACTTAAGAGAAGTAGTACGAGTTCCATCATCTGGTCCTCCGTCCCCATTCCAGCTGAATAGAGGTAATATGGCATTCTTGTACTTAGCTACAATGAATATCAATACTATACTACTGATGCCTCGTCAGACTGGTAAGACCATTGGTGCAGCATGTTTCTACACCTACGTATATAACTTTAGAACACAGAACTCTCAGATCTCTCTATTAAACAAGGAGTTCAAAGACTCTAAAGAAAACTTATCTCGTATAAGAGCTATACGAGATCTGTTACCTACGTATCTTAGATTCGATGCAGTATTCTCTATAGTCAATGGTAAGAAGACCAAAGTTCCTAACACGGCAATCTATATGGAGCATGCCGTTAACCATAATAAGCTTAGAACCTATGCTAAAGCACGAAATGAGTTAGCAGCTGCTAATCTGCTTCGTGGTCAAACCTTCCCGTTACTGTGGGTTGACGAGTATGCATTCGTTCCTTATATGAAGATTATATATGGTAACATGCTACCAGCTATGAGTAAGGCTGTTGAGATAGCCAAGAAGAACAATGTCCCATATGGTATCCTATATACTACAACACCAGGCTTCTTAACTACAGAAGAGGGTAAGTATGCATATAAGGTTATCAACAATGCTACAAAGTTCAATGAAGGATGGTATGATCTAACTTACCCACAGATTATAGATCTTATCACTTCTAATAGACTATCAACCTTTGTTCATCTGCAGTTTACTTACCAAGAACTTGGATACTCTGAAGAATGGTTCTATGATCAGGCCAAGGGTGCAGAATGGGATTGGCCTCTTATCAGACGCGTGTACTTGCTAGAGTGGTCTGATGAATCTGAGAATAATCCATTTACTAAAGAAGATCTTGATACAGTAAAGAAGTTCTGCAAGAATCCTAAGAAGACTTTTCTTATCTTCAACAAGTATGAGCTGAAGATCTTTGAAGAGATTCCTCTTAAGAGTAACTTGATTCCTAAGTATCCACCTATCATTGGTGTTGACCCATCTGGTGGTGTATCTAAAGACTCTTCATGTTTAACTTTTGTAGACTCTAGAACTACTAGAGTATTTGCTGAGTTGAGGTGTAATACTATCTCTCTCATAGAGCTTGCTCGGGTAATAGAATACATAGTCATCAATATGATGCCGAATGCTATAGTCAATATAGAGCGTAATGGAGTAGCGACAGCAATCTCAGCGTAGAGAGCGATCTTTACGTTTCAACAGTGTTAATTGCTTTGACAGAGG